CTTTATTTACCCCATTTTTCTCTAATACAGTAAATCCAAAACTTAACGATACTTTTATGAGTTGTGTTAATACTCATTCTAAACACATTTCAAAAATAAAACCAAAAGTATACTTAAAAGATACTCCAACACAAGATTATTTAACAAAAATATTATCTTTATCACCGAACCCAATCATAGAAGCGGGAGCATTTTGGGAGAAGGTCGCAAATAATTATTATTTAGAGCAAAATGCATTTATTTACATCGATTGGAATTTAAACAATCTAAAGGAATCTATGACTGAAAAAAACCAACAAAAAAAGGCGGATAAATTAATTAATCGATTAGAAGAATCAATAGAGGAACAGGATATGGATACCTTGAGC